CGCATCATACGCTTTACCTAACACTTCTGAAGCCCTATGCGCTTCTTGTACGTGACGCATAGTTGTTCCTGCTGGTTGTATTCCTTGTGCTCTTGCATCTCTATAAGCCTGCAATTCAGATGTCCATTTCTTATCTGAAATATCTCTCTTAGCATCTCCAGAGTTCATCTGAAGTCCTAAACCTTTACATCCAAAACATCCATCAATTGCAACTGGATGATGTTCCCAGTGTTTCATATGTCCCCTTATACTGCTGTAAAGTTTGCTTCTGTTACTCCTACGCCACCAGCAATTAGTGCTGCTTTGGTAGCATCGTTAACTATATGATTATGTCCACCAATATAGAACTCTTGGTAATCATCTATTGCCTCATCAAGAACATAGCGAACTCTTGAATATACTCCACCACTCTTAGCAATACTGATACCTCTATCTAGTTTATAGAAGTAAAATAATCTATGTTTACCTGCTGGTCCTTCTCGGACTGTAGGTGTTTTAAAAACATAATCTGCCATTGTTCTCCTTAATGAACTTACTGTAAGGCTAGAGTTTCCCCTAGCCCTACCGTCAATCAACTAAGCGATTGAAGAACCTGATTCGATTCTGTATAGTGCCTCTTCACGGTAGCGTGCAAAGCCAAGTACGCCGTACCAACCCATTGGGCGGTGACGCATTAACTTGTCAACTACTGGTCCGATAACTACGTGTGGCTCTTCTGCTACGGCCTCGGCCAATGCTTGCTGTCCAGCAAGAATTGTACGATAAACGCGTGCAGATGAAGAACCGTCAGTAGCATTGTACAGACGTGCAGACTCTACGAAGTATGCACCTTCGTAAGTTCCGATTTCTCCTGCCCAGATACGATCTTGTGCAGATCCATATTGGTTAGGAAGTAACCATCCTGCTGAACCTGTCTCAGCACGAAGATCGTGTGAAACTTCTGGGTGGATACCACACCAGTATAGGCTACCCTTGCGAGCAATAGACTTGTTAGCACGTAATTTTGCTACTGCCTTGCGTAGGTTTGCAGATGAAAGTGTAGCAGCAGCGGTAACTGTTGCTGTTGAAGTTGCAGTTGAACCTGAGTAGATTACATTTGAACCGCCACGCAATGTTGTCATTGCGATAGAGTCAATAGAATCTGCAAGGTTGAATGCAATAATGTTTGCGATTGCTGGGTCTACATCAGCAAGGCTGAATAGTTCCAACGCACGTGTTACCAACACTGAGTTACCGTACTCTGCAAGAGTAATGGTTACTGAGGTTGGTGTGGACATTGCTACTGCATCTGGGTCAGTATCCTCTGTGAGGGCTGTAGTTGCAGCAGATAGGTCAACATAACGTTGTAGAACAACTGTTGAACCTGGAATTGCTTGTCTTGCTGGACGCTTATCTGCAACAGAACGAATTAGGGGTTCTGAACGGAGAGCGAATTCTAGAAGACGATCATACGCCTTCTGTACTAAACCAGCAGAACCAGCGGTTCCTCCTAATGAGGACGAACCTGTTGATACGTAGGCGTTAGCCATATCGTCACCTCCAAGTGACTATGAACGGAATTATTGTGAGCGAAGTACATCCAATAATGCATCCATCGAATCTGCATTATCAATGCGAGAATTTAAATCCTCTGCTCGGTCTGGGGTCATAGCATTTTGGGTGAGTACATCTTGCTGCCTTAAGGCGGCTCTATCTACTTCACTTACTTTTGGCTCTTCCTTGTCAACCTTAATTCCAAATAGATCAGCGTTATCATCGAGCCAGTTATTCACTGACTCCTCGTTAACATCGTCTAAGTCTTTAAGAACAAGTCTCGCAGCCTTTGCATTGACGCCCTTCTTTTCTAGGACTTCTTTGACAACTCGTTCACGCTGCGCCTTGGATAATCCCTCAAGTTGCTCAGTGAGTTCTTTGATACGTTTTTCATCTGAACGTTTGGCTTTACGTAACTTTTTAAGTAAGTCACTTCCATCCATCTGTCCATCTGAGTCTGTATCCAGATCGTCGTCTTCGTCTTCCCAGTAGTTGTTGCTCATAGCAACCCACCCTTCTATTCGTTGTAGTCGCAAGCCTCAAGTCAATTCGGGGAAATTGGTTGGCTCTTGCTATCGGTCTAATACACTGCACGGGGCCGATTGATCCGTGTCAGGATTCTATTTATACGTTAGTTATACTGCCTAGTGCGTTTCTACCTAAACCAGAACTTGCTTTAAATTGTGCTAATTCAAGTTCGCTAATTCTTTTACGCTTACGTTCTGCAGATGCTAAACCTTGTAGTTTTTCCTGCTCTGCCTCTAGTCTTCCATACTGTTCTTCTGTTTTGCCATATATAGAACTTAATTTTTCTGCTGTTGGAAGAACTCCTGCTACAAACTTATAACCTTCTTCGGCTTCGGCTTTAGTAATACCTTGTCCAGCAAGGACATCCGCTCCAATAGTTTTTCTCATAACGTTACTATATGGGACACTTGTTTGAGCCTCGGTTGCTGCCAGTTCGCTGGCTGTAAGTCCTTGACGTAGTGCAGCACCACCAATTTCAGCGGTCTTGACTTTTTGTTGAAGTGCAGGTAATTGGTTAGTTAAATCAAGCATACCAGTTACTATATCAGAAACAGTCAAGGCTGGATAAAATTGTTTAAACGCTCTATTGACTGGGTCATCACTCATAACTCTATCATAAGCAAGTGATATTCTTTCTTGGATTTCTGTTATATCAGCGTCACCAGAAATAAAACTATCGTAGTACGCCTGAGTTTTAAATTTAGGTAAGTTGTAAGAATCGAAAACTTTTTCATATCCTTGTTCTAGTTTTAAATACTCTCCTGGGGAAAGCACGGGTTTACCAGCCTTTTGTCTTGTTACGTTTGCGGCAAATCTTTCGTTAAACTTAGCGTTATATCTTGAATCAAACTGTAGTAATGTTAATAATTCTTCACCACTAGCCTCTGGGTATTCGTCACGAATAGTCTCCAATACCGCAGCAAGCCCCGTAATTCTATATGATTCAAGTATCTTTTGAATTGTATCATATGCCACATTTGGAATAACTTCTTTTTTAGCAGCAGTAATGGGAGTAGTGGGAGTGCCGAAGGTTTCACTAGTGCCATCACTGTAAAAAATAGTTACAGTTCCGTCAGCGTTTGTTACCGATCTAAGAACAGTTTTGCCAGGAGTGTCAGTAACAGTTGTTTTCTTTTTTCCAGTTAATGGATCTATATCTGGATTAGCAGCAAAGTAAGCATCTGCTTCTGCCTGCAATCTAGCCGATGCTGCTTCTCCAGCAGTTGGAGTTTTAGTTGTTTTTTTAGGAGTTTCTTGTTTTACATTAGTAGGTCTTGTATTAGTTGCAGGACTTCCATAAAGATTTAAAGTTTGAGTAGGAGTAGGAGTAGGTGCTCTGTTTTCACGTTGATTCGCTGCAGATGTTTGGACGGGTGGTTTTGGCGTCGGAGACTTTGCAGCCTCTCTTTTTTCGAACTCCTTGCGTACGTTTATGACCATTATTTTCCTATCCTATGTTAAAGGCTTTTAGTAGTGTTTGCATATCACTTAAAGACCGCTCTTTATAGGCATCTGTCTTTTTAAATTCTGGACTTTTATATAGTTGTTTTTTATATTCTTGTATAGACACTGGGGCTGCGCCTGAACCAACATCATACATATCAGATACTTTAATTTGGTCTGCTGGTACACCAAGTATTTGTGCTCTAGTGTTAATCCAGGGAGATAATACTTCTCTGGCAGTCTTGCCTTTAGCAAAAAAATCTTTAAACGCTGGCATAACAGTTCCTGCCTGCATCATCACGTTATCAATTTCGTTTCTATACGCTTCTTCGCTTCTTAAAGATTGAACTGATTTATTATAAATTTGTTTTTCATTAATAGGTATACCATTATCTTCGTAGGCAGCCCTAAGGGTTCGAACTCTTCTACCTAAAGCACCTTTATCAATAACACCTGAAACCATACCAGTTTCAGAAAGAGCAAATTGTTCCGATGCTTTTTTCTGAATGTACTTTAATAATATGTTTTCTTTTTCTTGACTGCTTAAATCACGACTAGACTCAAGTTTGTTTACTTCTTTTGCGTAAGCCTGGGCTATTTCAGGGCTTGCTTTTGTTTCGAATATATCTAAAAATTTATCATTCAACTCTGCTTCTAATGCTTTAGAAGAGGTAACTGCTTTAGGAGTGGTAGTTATTTTACCAAAGTATTGTTGTGCTAGTCCTGGTTGACTTATTAATTTGGTAACAGTATTCTGTATGTTAGTACCTGACCACTCAGCAAATGCAGTTACTTGCTCAAGGGCTGCAAAATCCTGTGGTCGAGGAACAACATCTTTTCCACTTATCATCCTTTGAATAAAACCTGGGGTAGGTGCTTGTCCTTTTGCATACAGTCCAGGTATTTGGCCTAGACGTAATATTAATTGTGCTCTGTCAGCAGGTTGTAGTGCAGCAAATTGTAATGCACCAGCACCTTTACTTAACTGAGCCTTTCCGCCTTGTGCAATTTCGCTTCCAATTGGCAAGCCAGCCAAACCAACACCTTGTCCAGACATACCTACTAAATTACCTGCTTGCTGCATAGCAGCGGCATTGGCATCAGATGTAGAGATTCCAGTAGCACCTGCTTCTACGGGCTTTCCATCACTACCAATTATTGCTTTGCCACCAAGAACTACTCCACCAAGAACGGCTGCTTTTTTAGTTTTACTCATTTTCTTTTTAGCCGCTTGTTTAGCAACTTGTTTAGCGCCTTCGGTAACGGCCTTGCCACCAGCCAAACGGCTAGCCGCTCCTGCTACTACTGCTATTCCAGGTAATGCCATTATTCAACCTCTAATTCATACTTAAAGAAACTGTAAAATATTTTTTGAAAATCTGGATTTCTTTTAATTATTTCTGCTGCTTGCTCTGCTAAGAAAATTCTTTGAGTTTCAAAGCCTTTTCTCTTTAAACTATCATTAGGCTTCTTCCCATTAACTTCAAGGACTTTATCACGCAAAGCCATATAATCTCTTACGCCAGCAACTGCCTCAGAGTTTAAAAATCTTTTATCTTGAGCAGCCCTTCTGAGTTGATTTAAAGTTCTATCTTCTTTAGTAAAGTCAAAACTATCTTGCTTAAGTCCTATAGTAACAAAACTATCTCTAAGGCTAGATACGGCAGCATCTGTATATTTGCTGGTCCAACCCTCTGCTACTGAACGGGTAAGAAGCCTATCCTTGGCTGCAGCATATCTAATTTGAGTTGCTCTGTCCATAATTTGCTGAGTGCTCAAGCGTTCTGTTTTGCCGCTTATTGCATTCCATTTTATTAACTGTTGAGACAACCCGCCATTAGGATACAAATAGCCATATATATCGGAATATTCTTTTTCTATTCCAGGATTTTCTATTAAAAGTTTATAGGTAAGTAAATTAGTTGGCGCATAGCCTTTATCTTTACTACCCCAAGTTCCGATCAAGGCAAATACCTGTTCTGGTCCGTATAGGTCCAGGAAGTCCGCATAGGCTTTTTGCTTGTCGCCACCTGCGGCTTTTTCTAATTGTTTAAAATCATTATAAAGAGCAGATGCCAGTAAAGTATTTCCAGTTTTATCTTTA